CCGGTGGGCGATTTGCTGCCCGCCTTACCGGTAGCGCCAGTGTCCTGGTTGTCGGCGGGTGGCGTCGCACCACTGCCCTCAGGGTCGGCGGGCGCAACCACACACCGCACCACATTCATGGCGGCGAGCTGGCGGAACTTATTGGGTAAAGCAAAAGAGAGCATAATCAGTTTCCTTATCTCGGCATCGCGCCGAAAAATAATTGGGCAACAAAAAAGCCCCTCGCTCGCGTCGCGCGAACCAAAGGGCTTGTAGTTAAAGTTTCTAGGCACAGTAATGTACCGGCACTAAGTGTGACAGATGACCACCCAATAAAGCAAATCACATCAGTTTGCTACCGTTTTATGCCGATAGCGGCGATGGCTTTACCTAGCGGGGTGTCTGCCAGGTTCACCGTCGGGGAGGTTCGCTGGTAGGTGGGTGCCAGGTTGAACTCCGGGATTTTCAGCCGCCCGTTGGTGTCGCGTTCCACGATGTACCCATGCTCGCGCAGTAAACCCTTCAGCACGTCCCGGTCGCCGCCCGACTGGGAGACTAGGCTGGGAATGGTTTGGCGGGCGAGGCCGCCGCGTACTTGCTGGGCGTAACCACCAACGCCGCGCATCCCCTCCCGCGTGGTCGCGCTCGGTCTGGTGCGGACGGTGGTAGTGCCGTTCGGGTCAAAATGGTAGGTGCCTCTCATCGGGTCATAGGTGTAGGCGCCCGCGCGTTCATAGGTGCCACCATATTTGCGGCCGCGCCGCTCGTTTAACACCTGCCCAATATCGCCGCCCTGCCGGATAGCCTCCGCAGCATCTTTACCGAACTTCTTGTCCTGCTGCTCCGGGGTCAGCCGGTCAAACGCGGCAGTTTGCTGTTCGATAGCCCACTTCTGGGCTTGGTCGGCATTAGACCAGGCGGCAAGCTGGTGCGTACAAGCGCAATTAGGGTGGCGTTGAAAACCCTCCACCCAATAAAACCTGCCCGCCAGCAGAATACAGTTCGCGCACGCATCGGCGCCCACCACCCGCACATACCCGACCCGTGGCCGGGCGGCGGCATCTATCACCGCAATGTCGGTAGCGGCGTCCGTAATGTTGGTGGTCGTAATTCGCTCTAGGCTCGTTAAACCCATCCGGTCGGCTACCTCCGGCTGATAGCCGCGCTCCAACAGCCTGGTGCGGAACCAATTCGGATAAGTCAGCACATCGGCCAACAGTATGCCGTTGTTAGACCAGCCAGGCACGCTATCGGCATACGGCAGCCATTCCCGTTCGATGGGTGTCCCCTGCTCGGCTAGGCTCGCGGTGTTCGCGGCCAACGCCTGGTGGGCGGCAATGGCCTGTAACTGCGTGACCACCGGCAGCAACTCCACCGCCGCCGCCGTAGGGTCGGTCGCCCAGAAGTGACGCGCCAGGTGCAGGCCGGTCAGCGCGAGGTTCTGGGTCAGCAGGTAAAACAGCCGGACAGCGTTAGTCAGCACGGCCTACGCAGCTTTCCCGAACAGGACGCCACCCATGGTCGCATCGGCCACTAACGCCGGTTCAGCCACCGGCTCCGGCTCCGGCACCCCATCGGCGGCGAGCGGTTGGGTAAACCGTTCGGTCACTTGTTGGCCGATACTATTTAGCTCGGCTAGCTCGTTAGCGAAGTACTGCTTTTCGCGGGTTTTACGTTCGGGTGAGAACCCTAACTCATCCCAACTGCCTTCACGCGAGAGGATGGGTTTACCGCCAGCGAGTTTTTGGATGCCGTCGGCTTTTTGGGCGAACGTCGGCGTACCAGGGTCATGCCACTGGGTTAATATCCGGTTGCCTGGCACGTCGCGGCCACGCATCCGTTCCGCAATCGCCAAAGCATTACCCCACGCCGCGCCGAACACTCGATTGCGGCGCTCCACCAATTTCGCCAGCCTGGTCTCGTTAGCTCGAATCGCATCCGCACTGGCCGGGTTGTCGGTATGCAGACCAAAATACTCCCACGGCAAAAAGCTTGATGCGGCTGCTTGTTGGGCGAGCATCGTAATAACCGCAGTGAAGTTATTCAGGTTGGCTGGGCTGATGGTTTGGGCTTTAGCTTGGGGGTCTTCCAGCGCCCAGATTGCTTGCAGGAACGACTGGAACGGCGTCATATCTTCACCGTGTTTGCCCTTGAAAGTATTCGTCTTAACGCCCGATAGCACCACCCTGGGGATGGCTGAGATTTCCGTCCCGATCCGTAACGCCGCTAGCACGCCAGCAGCCATCGCGGTCGGGTTGATAACCGGCCACATCTCCGAACGCCCCCACATCGGTTCCAACTGCCCGCCCAAACTGTTAGACCGGGCTGCCCCTAGGCGGCCTCGGTTGATGAACGGCACTATCGTCACCACCCCGGCATTATGTTGGTCGCGTTCGATGACCTCTAGCCCACCTTGGCCGCGTTGGTACCAAATCGTCTCATCCGGCAAATACAGCACACCAGCATCTACGTCTTTACCGAACTCATCGCTGGACGCATAAACCCTGAGGGCGGCGGTCCGTTTACGGGTGCGCGGGTCGGTTTCCACCGCCAAATAACGCGAACTCTCTGGCACGATGAGCGGCTCGTCCGGGTTATCCTCATTAGACCCGATGCTGACGAAAGATAAGCCTTGGATTAGGGCTTCGTTATGCACCAGCTCGCTATTTGCCTCAAGGTCGTTTACGTCCCACAATTCTTGCAAACTAGAGCTGGAATCTATTTCGTTATTGACCAAAAAGCCCTTAACGTCCATCCGATGCACGTTGGCGTCCACGCAAGTTGCGGGCCACATGAGCGGGAACGCCACCCAATGCAACTCCGGCGGCACCGCCAACCCCACTAACGTCCGCTCTTGCAGGCCGTCGTAGGTGTCGTCCAACATCTCATAGCGGGTAGCGCGCGCGTCAATCCGCTGGTTAAGCCGATCAACAATTTTGCGTTTATCATCATCCAACAAAGCCATAAACTTTCTTCCTTCAAAAAATAGTAATCCCAGGGCAATAAAAAAAGGCCACCATTGGATTAGCGGTAGCCAAATCGGATCGCATAGTCGGTTTAGGTGAAAAACACCGCGCCGTTACCTTTGGGTTTCCAGTCCCCCTCAGCGTGGGCGTCCATCGCCGCACTGTGGGCTAGCACGTCAGCCATCAGGGCGTCAATTTTCTGGTGATCCGCGCCTTGCGGTTTACCCAGAATGTATTTATCGCCAGCAGCTACCTTGACCGCGTTACGGGCATGGTCTTCAGTGATCTCACAATGAACATGCTCGGTCTCGTGGTCCTCAAGGTCAGCCAAATAGCGTTCCAATTCTGGATGCATCCGTGAGCGCGTGTAGGTGGGGAACGTCTGCACTTTCCGCTGCCCGTAAGTGGCAGCCCACTCGTCTATCAGCGAGTCCCACTCGCGGGCATCGCAATAGAACCGGACCACCTCATATTTGGAGAATAACTGGGCGACCGCTGCTCGTACTTCGTGGCGAGGTATCCGGCCACCGTGTTGGGCTGGGTTCCAAATAGTTGGGAACTCTCTACCGCCGATATTGAATGTCGGCGTGAACCGTAACCCGGTCTCATCTTCAGCGCGGATAGCCGTCCAGTCGCCACTCACGGAGCCATCAAAACCCAGGGCGATGCGGTTGGTTGGCGTGTCTTTAACGGTGCGCAGCGTCCATAATCCTTGCGGAATATATGCGCCAGTACCGGCTACTAGCATGTTGCCGAAAAAGCGGGCGGCTTGCGCTAACTCGCCGCGCGCGATTAGCGATGCGGCAGCGGCCTCAATCGAGTCAAGGTTCACCCACCAACTTCCGGCGTAAACATATTCGTGAATGATTTTCCGGTGGGCTTTAATCGCATAATCGAGTGGTTTACCTTTATCGTCCCGTAAGACATCAGGGTTAAGGTAGAAAATGAAGACATCTTTTTCTTTTAACTCATAAGCGCGTTGTGCGGCACTGTTAGCAGCAATATCCCAAGCGTTAGTCCACGCGAAAGTGCGACCACCCATACCAGCAGCGCCGCGCTCTTGGGTTTCCGCGAACCGGATCATCCGGTTTTCTTTCGTCCACAACCCATATTCATCTTGCTCAGCGCTACTAATCGGATTACCCAGCCGCGAATTAGCGTTAGAGGTTACTACGTCTATCCGGTCTAAACCCTCTTGCCCAGAAGCACCGATAATGCGAATAAACCCATCGCGGGGAATCAACATGTTTTTCAACGCCCCCATTTGCGCCATCGTGCGCAAAGGTCGGTAAATGTTATCCGCCTGATCCTCACTAAACGCCGCGATCTGAATCAACGGGCTAGGGTGGCGCATCCCCATCGGCTCGCCCGGCTCATAAGGGTACTCAAACCCGCACGGGCACCCATTATCAGCACACCGATACCACTCACCACCCTTAGCGAACCCCGCGAACAGACACGGCCCGCACGCCTCCAACGCCGTGAACGCAGCCGTACCCGGCCCCTTACCTAACTTCTGAGGTCCAACACAAATAATTTTCCGGTACACAAAAGCCTGATTCAGCACCGGCGGATTATCGGGCGTCACCTCTTCAGGCGGCACATACCGGGCATTCGGTTTGACCTGGTAACGATGCGCCAGCACGTAAAACTGCCAGTCCGTCAATTTCAACGGCTTACCGCGCATATATCCATCCGGGATAACGCAATGCGCCTCAATCCACGCATCCTGCAAATCAGCCAACGTCAAAAAATCGGCCGGCAACTCAAACAGCGGAGCAACCATAACTACACCGCCCGCAACCGACGCCGACGCTGCGGAACGCGATTGAAAACTACGTCGGCAATTTCCTTTTCCCGCCGCATAAACGCCTCATAATCGGATTCGTCTTTTCGGGAGGAGGGGTTGTCATCTGGCCACTCAAACCAAACCCGGCGGGTTGTCTTATGAACCTCGTTATTCAACGTTACCTGATGGCGGCCATCTACTTTGGATAGCTCAGTAACAACGATGCGCCTTGGTTTAATAACCACCTCAACAACATCTGCGCCGTCGGCGCCGAGCGTCTTAACTAGCGCCTTAACGTGCCGCCCAACTGCCCGGTGCTTAACCAGCTCGCGTTCCAGCTCTTTATCATCGGCAATCTCACCAGGCGTCCGAGTCGGCACGCTACCGTCCCATTCAATAGTTCTCGCAGTAAATTCCATATATAAGACTCTCTCTAATAGTTTTTGGGCAATAAAAAATAGCCATAGGAATATGGCTCTCAAAAGAAAATGACGTATTTACTTGTTTTGGGCGCGTAACCGCTTTTCTCGTTTCACCTCAGTGTCTTTCCCATCCCACTGCTTCTCAGCGTTCTGGCTACCAGCAATACTGCGAGCCGTTTTCACACCACCACTCTCCGCCGCGCCAGACAGTGCGGCCAACAGCCGATGCAACATAGCGCGTTGGTTACGCGCTTCCAACACAGCCGGGTTCACGATTTCTTGGCCTTGAGAGCCGGTACTCATCACACCGCCAGCAACCTCGGCCTGCAAAGCCTCAATCGCATCATGGGTGCGACACACCTCAACCAGCAGACTCCGGGCGGCTGGCGACAACTCCGTAACATTCTCAGTGAACGCCACCCAAAAAGCCTCCCCAGCCTCAGCCAAATCATCCGGTGGCGGCAGTTGGGGTAATGCTGCAAGCGTGCCATCATCAGTCATATAGCCACCTCCCAACCACAATGGGCAACAAAAAAGCCCTCAAGGTTCGCATCACGCAAACCCGGAAGGCTCAATGTCAAATCAGAATCAAGGCACAGTAAAGTACCGGCACTAAGTGTGACAGAACCAAACCCAAAAAGCAACTAAACTGGGAGCTATGGATACCGGACACAATGCAGAACCCCTAAAAGTTAGTGTTGCCGTTGCCCCCTGCTTTTACTCAATCAACGGCATAAAGCAACGTGGATTCTACAACATAATCACACCTGGCAAGACTTGCGGACCTGTTCATTCTGACTATGTGGGAAAAAGTATCGGGGATGAATATATCAGCCTCGAAAAGTTAATCACCTACGGCGAAATAGATTTATCCATCCGCCTTGCACCTGAATACAGCACCTCTTAACCCCCACACCACAGGCCACCAAAACCCATCAACAGCAGCCGCAAAAACAGGGCTTACCTACCCGAAAAAACAGCCGTTACCTACGCCGCGCCCTTTTCAGTTCTCCCAGTGGTTCCCGGCGACAACACCCAAAGGGGCCACCCCCCGGCCCCCATAAACATATCCATAAACATATCCATAAACATATCTAATAACCAATAAACAATATCAAACAAACATTACGATAAACATATATAATAAACTCAAAAACCGATATGTTAAACTAACAATGGCATCGCACCACCAGGGCGCCGATGGCATCGCACCACCAGAGCGCCGATGACATCGCACGGCGCTATAACAGTCAGCCATATATACACTCCATATAGCAGCCGCCAAACCGCCTAACACGGCGGCGCGCTGACCAGCACAAACATGCCAGAACCGGCGCATAACCGCAGGTCACAACGCAAAACCACCCCAACCACCGCCGCCGACTGCTAGACACGCCGCGCAGACCAGGCATAACGCCGTAGCGGTTGCATTTTTCGTTTTGGCGGCGTAGTGTTTGGGATGTCAGCAACCGCTGGCAGCCAACCGGCCCGATAACAATTTCAGGCCGCTATTGCCTTAAGGAGGCAATCATGTCATACGTTATCCGTACCTTGGTTCACAATGAGTCTGAGATCAACGGTAAGCAAACCAAGTGGGATGCTATCCGCTATGAGGCACCGGCTGAGTATAAGGGCCTCGCTGATCTGGCGTCACAATGGGGATGCCGCAACTACCAGCCAGCCAAGTCACGCCGTAACCCTACCGAGTCGCATATCTTGGAGATCAGCACCAGAGCAAGTAAGCTCATCGCTGCCATTGACGCCGACCTTAAAGGATTGGGCATCGTAATCAACGAACCCAAACCAGCCGCAACAGTCAAACCAGCACCGGCCCCGGTAACCGAACCCGCACCGGCTCCGGTTAAGTTGCCTACCATGTCGGCTATCCGCAAACTAGCAGACCAACAGGGTATAACAATCCCCTTCGGTACTACTAAGCAAGCCGCGTGGGATCTGGTTAAGGATGCAACCGAACCCACCGCAACCGCAACCGCTGCAGCGACCGCGACCGTGGCAACCGCCGTGGCAGTAGCCGAGCCAGCCGCGACTAACGCTGACGCTCGCATGTCGGTCATCGAAGACCAGCTAGCCAGCATAACCGCCGCCCTAGCCGCGTTAGCTGCTAAGTAGCCTCATTAACCAATATCCCCCTAACCTTAATTGGTTAGGGGGATATTGCTTGCCTGCCCATAACCCTGTTATCCCCTGTTATCTGCCCTGCTAGTCCCGATGGCTGGCAGGGCTATTGTTTGCCCACTTATAACCCGTTAGGAGCCGGTTATGTTTGCGTTATGCACCGTCGCTATATTGATTGTTATTGCCATGGCTAGCCACTCTGTTTTGAGACTGTTTACCGAACCGGCCGAGGCCACCAAACCAGCCCCGGTAGCGGCCTCAGACGTGGCAGAAATCATCCTGCTATCCGACTACCAACACCCCACCACCACCGACACCGACCGCACCGAAGGGAGTAATCATCATGGAAACCAGACAGCAGCTTAACGACGTTATTGGCACGTTTGTTGAATGGGCAATCACTATTATGGATGCCATCCATAACGGTGAACCATATACGGGTAACGGGTATGACCAAGACCCATATGTGGAACTCATGCTACGGCCAGAGGCCATCACCACCGACCCCAACACCGGCGAAACCATCGTCCGGCTTAATAGCGAGCCAGACGTGATCCTGGAAGTAGTGGCAGGCGTTAATTGTTGCTGGTGCTATATCAGAGCCTACGGCTGCCAGCGCAGGGCTACCTACGAACCCAACCACGGCGGCGCCATCTGGCAAGCACTCCAACACTGGATCGGACAAAGACCATGCGACACCAACTAATCAGCCTCATAATCTGGCTAGACTGGTATTGTAAGGCTAGACTAGATTCTGTGAATGAGCAGGTACTGACGGCCTCGGAATACAGAGCAAACCGGCGTGATTTATTCGCGCAAGTTAAAGCGGAACAGCAAAAACGAAGGCTGAGTCCAGCTGAGTTCCGGGAACTGGCGGACCGGAGGCTAAACCCTGTTGAGTTCCGGGCGATGGTCGAGTCCTTAGGCATGACCTTTGAGGATATTGCAAGAATATGGAATCTCAATGTTCGGACTCCCCAACAGTGGGCGACCGGGAAAAGCGTTATCCCCTTCCGGGTGCCTGGTGAGTTGGCAGCGATTAAGGCTGATACGGATGCTGCTATTAAGGTGATTGCTGCTGGGTTGCCTCGTCGGGTTGCTCTTGATGTTGATTATGGGGAGCGGTGGCGGCGGGTGGCGACGGTGCGTGCTGCTGAATCTATCGGGTTTACTGGTGATTTGACGGAGGCTTTGACGCCACCGAAATGATGCTGGGCCGAAATGATGCTGGGCCGAAATGATGCTGGGCTGGTTTGATGCCAAGCCGGTTTGATGCTGGGCCGAAATGATGCCAGGCCGAAATGATGCTGGGCTGGTTTGATGCCAAGCCGGTTTGATGCTGGGCTGGTTTGATGCTGGGTACATGGGCAATTTGGTTGGTTGCCCATGTGCCCATGTTCGGTGCCTATGTTGATGCCAGGCACGTAATGATGCTGGGCAGTAAATGATGCTCCAGCGGTTTTGGTGCCAGCGGCGGTACACTTGATGTTAGGAGGGTTTGTGTGAACATCGTTATTCATCCAAAGGTGTTGGAGCAGCGGCCTTGGCTTAGTGTTGAGGATATTAGCCACGCGGTGCTGTATCCGCTGGCTATGCGCGCCAGGTCTTTGATGCCTCATGTGGTTGCTGGGATTGGTTTTGATCTGGCTGTTCGTGAGATTGAGTGGCTGGCTGACGTTGATGGTGATGACTGGTTGATTTATCATGCGATGGATAATCCATCGGTTAAGTTTCGGATCGAGGTGGGTTTATTATGAGCGACTTTTATGAGATTGGTAAGCACCGGTCACGCGCTGAGTGGGACAAGATGTTTGATGATGCTGAGGCTGAAGCTCGCACTTCGGCGGTGGCGACCGCTCAGTTTAATGCGCCTTATTCAATGGCTATAGCTGTGAAGGCTAACTTGAATAATGCTGGCTGGGATGTGGCTATGTGCGCTCCAAACGAGGATGGTAAAGCCGCTACTGTGTGGGAGCTATGGTTAATGCGTGGCGATGCTACTGGGTTCGCTAATGCTGTTTCCCGCGCGGTTGATGCTGCTAATCGCCGGTTGAAGTCACCGGATCGGGATTTAATTCCCGCTTAGTCTAGATTGGAACTTAGCCCGCTGGTGTTTGTTTGATGCCAGCGGGTTTTGTTTTTCCTTATATGTTTTGTATAGGGCTGGGTTGATGCTGGGGTGGCGCCGCGCCGCGACACGCCGCGCTGACCTGCGTTTTTGGTTTTCGGCTTGACACTGCTCGTTGGGGTGGGGGTAGGCTGGATGCAGTAGCCGCCGAGTTTGGCGGCGCTGTTGTTATAAGGGTTATAAAGGAGCCGCTTGGCTATGTGATGCTAGAGCGGTTAGGTTGTTATTAAGCACTCCCAAAAGTTGGGGGTGCTTTTCTTTACCCTAAATAGATTGTTTGGGGTTTCTGATTGGAGAGTGGTTATTGTGGTACGGAATATCAGTATTAAGCGGCTGTTGCATCATCCAGAGTTGGTTCTGGCTGGGCAAGGGTTCATTACCGATAAGTATGTGATGTGGGAAGTTGAGAACACTCCCGCCGACGTGTTGGCGGCAATGCCAGGCGCAGTCCAGGTGGCTGGTGATGGGTTGGTTCATTCGATGTCGCTGGCTACTGGCGGTGTCCAGCAGCCGGGCAGTGAATCTCTGGTGGGGCGACCTCCAGCGTTGGAGCGGCTTTCGGATGATGTCCGTAAGAACGCGAGTTTCAATGATGGGCATCGGTTGCGTCGGGTGGCGTTCAAGGCTGGCAGCGCTGCGGTTTGGGAATCAGAGGTCGGCGACACTGTGATCCTAGATTCCCGGTTCAACCCACCACCATCGGTTCAGGTTTGGCGGGGCTGGAGCGATTTGAGCATGTTTAAGCCATTGACTTTGGTGAACGCTGACACCTCCCTGGTATGTGGTGCGGTTGTACCGTGGCGGGTAACTGAGTCCGAAAAGGCAGAGATTTTTGCAGCGTGCGGCTACCAACCAACAACTGCTGCCGTGGAACCAGCTGCAGAGCCGGAGCCGGAGCCGGAGCCGGTAGCGCCAGCGGTGTGTGGGTATTGCAACTGCCGGATTCCTAATCATGCTGACGGCTGCCAGGTGGGGTGTCCGATGGTGGTGGCGGAGCAGGTTGTGTCTGCTGCCGCTGACCAGGCTGCCATCCAGGCCGCTGCTGATGAGGCGTATGTTCGCCAGGTGTGGCCGCTGATCCCATGCGAGAGTGACGCTGACCGTGTGGATCATGATGCGGTGTGGGCGGCGTTAGAGGCTGGCACCGCATCGTGGTCGGCTTGGGCGGGGCTGGTGCGCCAGGCGGTAGCAGAAACCACTGCCGCCTAACCAAGCAGCCCCCGTTAAGTAGCCCGCTGGTAATCCTGCCAGCGGGCTTTGTCATATCAAAATTAAGGAGTAATGATGTTAATGGTTCCGTTAATTGACCCAGTACCCGAGGTTCAAGACACTAATCAGAAGTCGGGTAATCCGTTTAAGGTTGATGATGTGCTGGTTTCCTCTTGGGGTTATGAGCAGACAAACATCGACTTTTTCCAAGTGGTTAAGGCTTCCGCTAAGACGGTGACGTTAAGGCCGATCAGTTCCCGAACCGTGGCTACTGTGAGCTGGTTGAGTGAGACGGTAGAGCCGGTGCTAGGCGATTTTTGCGCCGGGTTCCCAAATTGGGATGATAAACCATTCCGCAGCACCATCCAAGATGCTGACAGTGGTAGCCCTTACGTTCATATCAAAGGCGGGTACGCTTATGCTCACCTGTGGAATAACAGGCCGCATTACGCATCCCAGTACGCATAACCCCTAATTTGTTGTTGCCCGCTGGTAATCATGCCAGCGGGCTTTGTTGTTACTATTTTGATTGGAGAAATACCGATGGAAAACAATGTTGAGTCGTGGAAAATTAACGGCGACTTTTTTGATGGCACCAAGGCTGAGGTTCATGCTCGTCTCGCTGAGGTTTACGGTAAGCGGGCACGATTAAGTTACTCGTTTAACCAAGGTTCGATGCAGGTATTTGATGTTATCCAACCTGTCCGCAACATGCCAGGGAATTTCCATGTCCTAGGCCGAGCCTTTAAGTACGAAAACTAACCACACCGTAACCAGCCTGGCCGACCTAATTGCAGGCGGCTAGGCCGGTTCCCGTTACCAACCCTTGCTAATAATGCTGTGGGCTTTTGTTGTACCCGAAAAGGAAATGGAGATTATGATGTTCAACCTTGCCCAACCTATTAAGAGCGCTGAAACGCTTAATGCGTTTATTGAGTTTTGCGAATATGCGAAACTCGCTGATGTTGCTCCTGATGCTGACCCTGATACTCCTGCGTTTGGCAACTATTTTTCTGACGATGTTACATATAACAAGCGGAGTAAGGTCTGGAAGTATGACGGGTTTGGTTTCAAGATCAAGGTTACGGTAATACCCGATGCTGATACCTATTACCTAGGGTATGAGGGGACTATCGAGTTCAAGAATGACTTTACCCAACCGATTAGCTATTTAATGCCTTACGGATATGAACTAGGTTCAGTAATCCGCCAGACCATTGAGGATGGAGAATAATAATGTTTAAGCCGATGCTGGTGGGTACACCTACTGAGGAAATGTTTTTTAAGCGCATCAGCGATGGTGTGTGGGTGTTTGAGTTGAAGTGGGATGGCTGGCGCTGCCTAGCCGAGGTCTGGAATGGTGTGGTGCGGCTGTTTACTCGGGAGGGTAAGGACATCACGGCCCGGCATCCGAATGTTGCTTACGATATGGGCCAGTTGCCGGATGGGGTTTATGATGGCGAGCTGGTGGTGCTCGATGCCGAGGGCCGCCCCAACTTTAGCGCGATCCAACGCAACAGCCAGCCAGCGCATCTTGTGCTGTTTGACCTGCCGTTGATGCCGGGCACAGTGGTGGAACGTAACCGGGCGCTGCAAAGTATGGTGCCTTCTGGTGGTTGGTTGATCGTGTCGACACAGATACCGGATTTTGATGCTGCCTGGCAGCTAGTCACGCAATTTGGGTTGGAGGGCGTGGTAGCGAAACGCACCGACTCCACCTACATACCCGATTCCCGCTCACGGGACTGGCTGAAACACAAGCAACCCAACTGGCGCACTTTTCAGCCGTCGCTTGGGTTTTCGTGATGCTCGGGTTGGTTACAGTCATGTAGTTAATGCCCGGTGTTTTGCTTATTCCAATCTTTCTGTTAGAATCATAGATAATAAAAGGAGTTCTGTAATGACTGATATACCGAGAAATCCGTATCGCCCTGGGGCCGCTACTCGTCCAGTCTATCTTGCTGGCCGCGATCCGCAGGTTGCAAGGTTTCGGAAAATTCTTGATGCAGCGCCAGAGATACCCGCCAATTTGCGCCTTACAGGGTTACGTGGCGTGGGCAAGTCAGTCCTGCTAAAGAGACTTGAAGACGTTGCGAAAGAGAAGAATTGGGCTGTCACTCGGCATCAACTTGAACCTCGCCATAATTCGACCAGCGACCTTCTACGGCTGGTGGAGAACCTTGGAGAAGCAGCCAAACGCCGAATGTCTCGAATTCATGCCATTAAAGGAGCGGTCGGTGATGCTGTTGAGGTGGGGCGTTCAATTCTGCAAGTTAAAATTGAAGATGCCACATTTAGCTTAGCCGGAGGCACCGCATCTGAACGCGAGCTAGTGGATAGCCTTGGTTCCGTCTTAGATGTCGCATTATCTTGTGGGTATCGTGGGTTCGCGTTATTACTTGACGAGGCGCAGATACTTAAAGATGACAAAAACCGAGATGGTGAACACCCATTATCCATGCTAGTCGCAGCGGTTAATGCCCTACAAGAAGCAGGGCTACCAATAGCTTTAGTATTGTGCGGGCTGCCCACACTACGTGCGAACTTGCAAAAGGCGAGAACGTACTCGGAAAGGATGTTTAAGGCTGAGCATATTGGAGCGCTTTCTGGCAATCCCGGACCCGCCAGTGATGCTTTTGTGATGCCATTAGTCAATACTGGAATTACAGCACGAGCAGATTTGGTAAAACGAGTGTTGAGTGAAGTGGAAGGGTATCCGTTTTTCATCCAATTATGGGGTGCAGAATTATGGTCGGCGGCGACAGAGGCTGGTATTACCGTGTTCACGACTCAACTACTAGATAAAATTGAAGACCATATCTACGAGAGGCTGGACGAAGAGTTTTACGCTGGTCGCATCGACACGCTAACTCCCAGTGAACAAGATATGTTGTTATTGACCGCAGACTGTTCTTACCCACCATTACATACATCCGATATTCGTGCTCATAGCGGTAAGAACAGCGGAAACATAAATGTTTTAATGGGACGACTTACCGAGCAGGGAGTTCTATATAGGATACAGAAAGGGCAGTATGAATATACCGCTCCCAAGTTTTATGAATACCTAAAGCGGAGGAAGTCGGGGACTAACACCCTCTAGCCATTGTGATGGCCCGCGATTTGATGCCCGCCAGGCTGGTGTTGCAGCGGGCGCAGGCGGGGCCGCGGTAGCCGGTGCGGTCGTCGTCGTGGTCGAGATGAAAAGATGCGTCGAGGATGCGGTCGCAGTTCCAGCAGCGGACGATGCTGCCCGCTTCGATTTTGGTTTTGATGCGCCGCCGTTCGGTTTGATGCTCTCGCCCATACCCACGCCGCGAGGAAGACGGCCTTTGGTGCTCGGCGCAGTATCTGGCCTTACCGCCAAACACGAGCCTAGGGCAGCCAAGCGTGGAGCAGACGCGACTAGCTGGCATCAGGGGTGGTCGCTTCCCATAGTTCGTCGATCTGAGCCTGTTGATGAGCATTGGTGGTTTCTTCTAAAATCTGGCGACACCTGTTGAGTTCCATGACTTGCCCCTGTATCACGTCAAGGTGGTACTCGTCTAACAGGTTTTTCGGCTCAAAATCTGTAAAGTACGCGTTAGTGAACCCGGCCTGTTCGAACAAGCGCCGATATTCGCGAGTTTTTGGTGCTAGCCAATCAAAAACGGCTCGCGCACTAAGGTTGACGCCTGGTGGCGCATACAAGCTGGTCGGCCATTGAATCTTGTCGGACGCGTGGCGAAGCTCAAAAGCTATACGTTCGGTCATAAGGTCAAGCTGCTTGCGGAGTTGCTTTACACCACCGATGCCGAGCGCGCGGGAGGTTGGTAGTTCTATGGCCATTAGACTTTTGGCGGCGGCCTCAACTTTTTCGGGAAGTTCATCTGCTAGAGCGGCCAGTGCCTCTGCTTGCGTCTCGGCGGCTTTTTCTTCAGCGGCATAATAGTGTTCCCGTGCAGCATCCAGTTGCTTATTGGTGACCATGCTAAATAGCTTATCTGCTAGTTGAACCATTTGAGTTGTGTTTCTCCTTGGTAGCCTTTTTCCCAAACGTACCAGGCGTAGGCGACGGCGTTTTGCGGGTTGGTGAAGTCACCATTTTTCGCGCACGCTAACCGCGATGCCGACACATAGACGGTGCGTGGTGGATGCTCGGCAAACAGGCGGGCGCGTTGTTTGCCCTCAAGGTAACGCACTGGCAGGAATAATGCGAGTTTGCGGCCTGGTGCTAGCAGTTCTAGGGATTTGAGTATCCAGGCGTGCGCGTCCTTGTAGGGCGGGTTGGTGATCATGTCCCCATCCCAACTACCCGGCGGCTCGGCGCAGTTTAGGAAGTCCAGGACCTCGGTGCCTCGGTATTTTAGGTTCGGGTGCCCGTCAACCAAGCTGGTGCCGTCCCAATCGTTGGCTTGCCAGTCTCGGTCAATCAGGTCTGATGCTCGCGCTAGTTTCCTGCGCTCATGTAGTACGTCTGCGAGGTGGCCTTCGCCGACGGCTGGCTCCCACACGTCCTCAAACAAATCCAGCTCGGGGAATAGCTCTAACGCGCGCGGGTGGGTGGCGTAGTAGTCTTCGTTTTGGCGTTCCCATTCGGGGGTGGTGGCGTAGCCGCATGTGGTGTGGATCATGGTTTTTTTAGGCATGGCAGCACCAGTCGTCTCGGGTTTCGGCCATGAAGTCGGCTTTGGCTGCCAGCTCGGCTAGGTCGTAAAGATTACGGCCTCGCTTATCGGTGCCATGATGGGTGACTTGGCCGCGCTGCGCCCATTTGCGGATGGCTCCTGGCGTAACCCCTAGATGCTTGGCAGCGGCGGGAGCATCAACCAAAATTAGGCCACCATCATCACCATCAGCTTTAGTGGTGTTGGTGTTGGTTTTCCCGTAACTGGGTGTGCGGTTGATGGCTTGTTTGATGGCAACGGCGGGCGGCACATCGAAGGCCCGCATCCCGAGTTTCAGCTTGCATTTGCTTACTAGGTCGGCGACTTGGCGGGCGATTTGTTGCTGCCGGGCTTCGGGTAGGCGCCCGATTTGGTGGCCGTTGGCTTTCAGCCAGCCGAGCTGCACATACAGCCGTTGGGGCTGCTGATAGGTCACGTCCTCTGATATGGAGGGGGTGCCGCGCACGGTCTCCCAGAAAATGGTCTCAATCAGCAGTTCCACATCGCGTACTAAGTCCATAATGTCTAGGCGTCCGGGCACACGCGAACCCGAATAGCCAGAAGGGCTGCCGTTGATAGCGACATAACTGTGGGTACGGGTAAGGGTTTGGCGCAGCAGCGCGACTAGGCGGCTGAGTTCCGCATACGAATGGTTTGGGTTGGTGGCCATTATGCGTTCACCTGCCTAACAGGTGCCACTGAGAACATCATTGCCAATATCCATGCCACCACAACCCGAACCGGTCGGTGGAAGCAAGGCCGCCACTGGCGGTAAAGCGGGCGGATGATCTCGGCTATGATGATTCCCGATAGTGCGAGGCCGGTGAGGACCGCTGGAATAGCAAACAAAAAATGATACGTCGTCATTCTTTATGCTGCCTTTCCGTCTCGGCGGGCTGGGGTGATCAGCACAACCAGCCCACACGGACACGCTGAAGTCACCGCAGCAATAACATGAACGCGAACGCAAGCCGCAACAAAATTGGTTCCCAATTTAGGCCACCGCCTTGCAGGCCGGAGCGCCGGGGAGGTCTTTGTCCCCGCACTGGCAATGACAGCCGAGCGGGCAATGGTAGTGGGTGTCGCCGGGACTGCATGTGACGGGACTGGGTCGGTAGGGCCGCACGAAAACGGCGTCCACGCGGATTGGTCCCAGCGACATCGAATCGAAGCTGATCCACACTCGTCGGCCGTCTCGTGAACTGCTTTCCACCACCCCGGTAAGGCCGTCGT